GCCACAGGCGCACTGGCCGTTAAACTTGGCAAGGATGCAGTCCAAGGCGCGATGGAAGATCAAAAGGCGCAGATTTCACTTGCGACCGCTTTGCGAAATACTGTTGGCGCAACCGATGCCCAAATTGCTTCAACTGTCACTTATCTTGATGCCTTAGAATTGCAAGTTGGTATCAACAACAATGAGCTGATTCCAAGCCTTCAGAAGTTGACCCAAGCCACAGGCGACATCGAGCAGGCTCAGGCTTTGCAAGCACTTGCCCTTGATGTTAGCGCAGGCACAGGGAAATCACTTATTGCAGTGACCGATGGCATTGTTCGTGCCATTGGCGGAAATATCGGAGCCTTAAAAAGATTAGGCATTCCACTTGACGAAGCCATTGTCAAAAATAAAGACTTAAACGGCGCTTTGTCAGTTCTTTCTACAACCTTCGGCGGGCAAGCTCTAAATCGAGCAGAAACTTTTGAATTTCAAATTGAGCGCCTTCGCTTACAATTTGACCAAACCCTTGACACTTTGGGTTATGCCTTAATCCCTGTTTTACAAGAACTCGCCGAAGTTTTCCGCGCAGATGTTTTGCCTGTATTTGAGCAATTCATTGCTGACAACAAAGATCAGATTGCAGATACCTTGCGCGATGTAGCACAGTTCTCAATCAATGCCGCCAAAGGTCTTGCTTCAATGTTCAAGACCATCTCGGATAACCTCACAACTTTCAAAGCCTTTGGCGCTTTACTTGTCGGCATCTTTGTTGGAAATGCTGTCTATAACGGGGTCAAAGCTCTCATCGGCATAATTACTCTGCTAACAGGAGCATTCACAAAGCAGGCGGTCGCAGGCACGGCCGCAGGCACGGCCACCGCTTTCGCAACAGGCGGAGCCTCAGCAATAGCAGCAGCCGCAGGAATTGCAGCCTTTACAACAGCAGCAGGCCTTGCCTTTATTGCAATGAACAAAATGACAGAGGGCCTAAACGAAAACACTGTTGCCCTTGAAAAGCAGACAGGCGTTGTTGCTAGCCACTTAAAAGACCTTGACAGACTTGCAAAATTGACTGCCAATGCCAACTTGAAGAATCTCAAGAATGTTCAAATCACCACAAACTTAAACAAAAAGACCGCCGAGCAAATAAAACTTGAGAAGGCTCTTGCGGCTTTGAAGAAGTTGGGCGTTGCTCCAACAAATGAGAAAGACCCAATTCAACTTGAGGCTGCTCGTCTAAATCTTCTCAAGCAATCAAACTTAGAAGAAGCAGCAAGAGTCAATGCGCTGATTGCGAATATGGAAGCGCAGATGAAGCTCAATGAGGCTGCGCAGCGTTATACCGATTTGTTGCAAGTTCTCTCTGATGCAGTAATCAGCGATGAAGAAGTTTCGGTTCTTGCTCAAAAATGGAACATTACAAAGGGCGAAGTTCTTGAATATATCGCCCGAATCTATGCTGCCAACTCAACAGACCTAAATGACGGCCCAATTGTCAACCTGCTAATGAAGTGGGGTCTGACAAAAGAAGAAGCCGAGAAGTATGTAGATTTCACCCGCGCCCTCAAAGATGAAAAGATTGACGACTCAGAAATTGAGAAGTTGATGGGTAAATGGGGAATGACCCGCGCTGAAGTTCTTGCTTATGGCAAAACAGTTCAAGATGGAACTGCGCTACAAGCCGCACTCTCCAAGGGTTGGTCTTTGCCAGGAGATGAAGCTGCTCAATCTTGGCGTAATGCCCTCGCAGCCTTAAATGCCTACCTTGCTGCACTTGGAGCGCCTCGCGTAGCTGGTGCCACCGGCGGTGCAGGCGGAGGCGGCGGAGGTGGCGGCGGTGGCGGTGGCGGTGGCGGTGGCGGCGGTGGTGGCGGCGGCGGTGGCTTTGTTGCAAATCCTTTCAATCCTGCTTCCGCAGCAGTTTCAATAAGTAAAATTGAAGAACAAATTGACACACTGACATCACTTAGAGATGCAACAGAAAAAGGCACCGCAATTAGTGTTTTACTAAAAGAACACATCGATACCTTGACTGATTCTATTAGCACATCAGGGCTTGGCGCTCTTAGCGATGAGCGAGCAAGAATGCAAGCAATGGGGATGTTTGATGGCCCTGGCATCAGCGCAGGTTCGACTTTTGACCCTGGCTCTTTCCGTATGGCAGAAAATGCAGGAATGACTGTCAATGTCACTGTTGAAGGCAATGTTCAAACAGAGGCAGATTTGGCTAATGCCATCCGTCAGCGAATCTTGTTAGAACAACAAAGCGGTAATCCAATTCTCTTTGTTGGCGGTCTGTAATGCCAGGCACACCCGTTCTTGGAGTCAGCATTGACTTCGCAAATGGCCCTGCCTTTGGAAACCCGCTTCTACTTGATGATCCTTCAACGCCCCTTGGCGTGGGCATCTTGGCAGATGCACCGGCAGATGTCGTTGATGTAAGTGACATCGCCCTTCGCGTTTCCATCCGCCGAGGCCGAAATCGAGTTCTTAATAGCTTTGAAGCAGGCACCGCCAGTGTCGTCTTAGAAGACGAGAATGGTGACTATAACCCTCAGAATGTTTCGGGGCCTTACTATGGCAAACTCTTGCCCCTTCGCAAGATTCGCATTTGGGCAGATTATGATGATGGCTCAGGTGTTGACCGCTACTATCTCTATTCAGGCTACATCACAAGTTTTGACAATACATTCAGGCTTGGCAATGATGAAGTTTCAACTGTGACTTTTCAATGTGTCGATGCTTTTCGTCTTTTACAAAATGTCAACATCACGACTGTTGCGGGTTCATCCGCCGGTCAAACCACGGGGGCGCGCATTGAGAACTTGCTCGATATTGCAAGTTTCCCTGTAAGTCAAAGACTGATTGATGTAGGCGATACGCTAGTGCAAGCCGACCCTGGCACAAATCGCACCTTGCTTGGAGCCTGTCAGACAATAGAGCAAAGCGAACTTGGTGGCTTCTTTATTGATGACGAAGGCAACGCAGTATTTCTATCAAGAACCACAGTTTCAGAAAAGGCTGATGAAACGCCTTTATTGTTCAATGATGATGGCATAAATATCTCCTATCAAAGCATTGACTTTGCCTACGATGACACACAGATTTTCAACGATATAACTGTCACCCGCCTTGGCGGAGTTGCCCAAAATGTTCAATCAACTAGCTCGATAGAAACATTCTTCATTCACTCAGGATCGCGCTCTGACCTTCTAATGCAGACCGATGCCGAGGCCTTAGACCAAGCTTCAATGCTTCTAAATGCCCGCGAAAATGCCCTGCTTCGCATTGATTCCATTGGCTTAAATCTTATGGATTCGACTGCCTCAAATCGCATTGTGGCAGGCCTTGAATCAGATTTGTTCACCCTGATAAATGTCACCAAGACAGGTCAGGCATCCTCAACCTTTACCCTTGAGTTATTCGTTCAAGGTATTCAGCACGACATCACGCCGAACACTTGGACAACACGCTTCCTCACCGCAGAGCCTATAATTCAGGCATTCATCTTGGATTCCACAATCCAAGGTCTGCTTGATGGAACTGTGGGAGTTCTTTCATACTAAGGAGAAGAAATGGCTAAACAAACCTTCACGACCGGTCAGGTCTTGACGGCTGCGCAAATGACATCATTGCAACAGACTGCAATGCTTGGTGGCGATGCAAGTGCAAAGGTTGCCTCTTATGTTCTAGTGGCTGCCGATGCCGGCACTGCTATATCAATGAGCAATGGCAGCGCAACAACAATCACTGTGAATACAGGATTGTTTGCAGCAGGTGACATTGTCACAATAATCAATTTAGGCGCAGGCGTTTGCACAATTACCGCAGGCACCGCAACTGTCACAACATCAGGATCACTTGCTCTTGCTCAAAATCAAGGTGGCGTTCTTCGCTTCACTAGCGCAAGCGCAGCTATCTTCTTCCAATTCGCAACACCTGCTTCGGGCGACATCGAAGGTGTCACCGCAGGAACAGGAATCTCAGGTGGCGGAACTTCGGGAACTGTCACAATCACTAACTCGATGGCCACGGAGATAACAGCCAAAGGTGACCTAATTGTAGGCACAGGCAACGCGACCTTCGATAACCTCCCCGTTGGAACCAACGGCTTCACACTTGTAGCGGATAGTTCGGAAACGACAGGTCTTAAGTGGGCTGCTCCTGCTAGTGGTGGTAGTTTTGTCGGCTGTTCTGTATATGCGACAAGCACAACAAGTTTAACATCTGGAACGCAAACGGCTGTTGTGTATAACGCTGAGCATTTTGATACAGATGCAATTCACGACAATTCAACAAATAACACGCGTTTTACAATTCCATCAGGCAAAGGTGGAAAATGGAGCTTTACCTTTAGGACTTACTTTTCACCTAACTCATCAGGCACGCGGTATTTATTGCCGCGTAAAAATGGAACAAACATTAAAGCGATGGAAGCAGGCGCAAAAGCAACAGGGGCTCAAACAGAGGAAATTAATTTTATTCTTGATTTAGTTGCTGGAGATTATATTGAAAACTTTGTTTTGCAGACTAGCGGCAGCACTTTAACGGCTCAACAAGACGAAGTTTACACCGAAGCCAGCTGCATTTATTTAGGAGCATAAAAAATGAACTTGTATGAGCAAATTATTGCGGCTTATCCAGAATTAACACCTAACGATTTTGCGCCGCACGGTGTTATTAATTTAAGAGATGATTCTGATGGAGTTGGGGCTTATATTGAGAAATGGGATTATGAGCAGCCAATACCTGATGGGCTCACATTGGGCAAGCCCTTAGCATAATCTTGAGGGATTGTGCTAAGAACCAATAAGAGCAACTATTTGTTCTTCAGTAAAGCCTAATTCTTGCATTTTAATTATACCTTGCTCTCTACTTAAAGCATAGATTTCTTGTGCGGTTGGGCCTGCTAGGTGTGCTTCAATAGCCGCTTCAATTTGTGCTTCAGTATAATTAGCGCCATCGGCGGCTTTAATGATTTTATTTTCTGGATCATTAAAATCTGCAATAAGACCTTGACTACCTAATTCTTGGTCAAGTTGCACTAGGTTAATTTTTTTATTTGTAATTGCCATTTTTTCTCCTATGAGCCTAAATCTATGACTATGATTTGACGATGAATGAAATGAGCATTTGCTGAAGTTGTTGTTTTATATTTCATTGTAAAAGTATTTGAACCTGCTGTTACAGTTCTAACGCTTGCAACGCTCGCGGCAGATGCGTTAAATGCAGCGTTTATCATCCTAGTATTGACAGAAAAATCATCAGAAGCGGCACTAGTGGTTGCACCACTTATAGCATAACTTGCATAAGCATATTTATCAGTTAAATCTGCATAATGTTGGCATCCGATAATGACTAAAACTTTAGTTCCAGTTGTTAAAGTAACGGCAGGGCCAGCAGTTGTTAAATCTGTATAAGATGTAGAAGTTGTGTCTTGGTCAGTCTCAACTCTTGCTGCTGCTGAGGTTATTGACCCACCAGCAGCGCCCCACTCAGGAGCTGTTGCACCAGAATTAACTTTGAGGACTTGTCCTGCTGTTCCAATGCCTAGTCTTGCTACTGTATCAGCAGCAGTTCCATAGATTAAATCGCCAGCAGTAGTCACCACATCGGCTACAGGATCAACTGCCCATTTTAAGCCTGTCGGTGAAACTGAACTATCCGCTACAAACTTCGGCACAATCTCAGAGGATTGTGCTTAGCCTATCAAAGCCTTGATCTCAAATTCAGTTAAACCTAAAGCCTGCAATTTTATTTGTGCAGAATTTTTTGCTGCCTGCCTTTGTTCTTGTTTGGTGTCAAATAAAATTTTTTGATTTTGAACTTCTTGTTCAACTTCTTCTAAAGTAGGAGGTTCTCCTTCTAATTTGAACCATTGAATACTAAGGTAATCTTCGCCATAAAATGTAAATTCACTATTAGGTTTGAGGCTAGAAATTGCTTGACTTAAAAAAACTGCGTTTCTCATACAACCTCCATTGCAATAATGTAGGCATAATCGCCCCAAGTTTGGCTTTCACTATTTGTTCCGCTCAAAACTCTTCCTTGTATTTTGTAAGTTGTTGCTGATGTAGTTGCAGGAGAGTCGTAAATAAGAAATCCTTGATAACCTCCGTCATATACCTCTCCATCGTCTCCAATATGATAGGCAGAGGAAGTTGTTAAAACAGTTGCACCTCTAAGAATTCGATACTCTGTTTGCGCCCTATCGGTAGGAGAAGCAGCAATCCCAACATCAGCACCCATCATAATAACAATTTTATTTGATGCACTTGATGGTGTGATTGTCACTGACAAACCTGTAACATCAGTAAAACTGGTCGAAGTTATAGTTTGGCTGGTGGTGTTGTTTGAACTTACTACTTGTAAAACCGCGCCACCACCAGGCGCAGCCCACTTGAGGCCAGTAGGCGAAACGGTGGAATCCGCTACGATGCTTCAGCTTGGCAAGGGGATTGTTCTAGGCTCGGCACAATCGTGTGCGATTGTGGTTGACACCATAGGGTAGCCTTCGGGTATGGAACTTATAGAGATGGAAGCCATCAAGGAAAAACTCCTTGCTCGGTATCAAATGCAGGGCTTTTCAATGGCTCTGTTTCGCAATGATTACAACCTCCTAGTAAGAATGGGGGTTCATCCTCAAATCGCAACTGTTGAGGACATAATGGCAGCCGTGATGGTGCCAAAGGCCGTTTCAACAAAAGGCACTTACGCAGCTCGCTTCCGATCCTTATTCAAGACCCTGAACAAAATGGGTGTCATTTCTAACAACTGTTATCTTGACCTTCCACCTGTTCGCAAATCTCGCGGGCTACCGCACCCACTAACGCCAAATGAAGCAAGGCTTGTGATGAGCGAAGCCAAGCAACCAATGCGCGATTGGTTCATCATCGGATGCTCGGCAGGACTTAGGGCGATGGAAGTTGCCAACCTCAAAGGCATTGATTTAGAGCAAAGAGATGATGGCTACATTCTAAGAATTGCAGGCAAAGGCGGAACTGACTTGTCGGTTCCTGTGGCCCAAAAGGTGGCAGAGGTAATTCTTTCCTATAAAACCCAAGGTCGTCTGTGGAATGTGACAAGCAATTGCCTTTCCAAGATGACGAGCGCAGAGATGAAGCGCCTAAACATTGAGGTCAAAACCTTCCACGCTTGTCGCCATTACTTTGCAACCAATATGCTTGAGAAATCAGGCGGTGACCTTTTGGCAGTGCGCGACTTAATGCGCCACTCGTCAGTTGCCACGACTCAGGTTTACACTCAGCTCGCTTCGGGGAGAACTAGGTCACTCGTCAACCTCTTATGATTTACGAATGTGAAGACATCACTCGCACCATTGATGACCACATAGACGAATTCGAAAACATTGGGGTCTTACTGAAGGAGAAAAATGGCTTCAAGCAAGCAACTCACTGTCAATTCAACTGCTCAAATTCTAGTTGAGAGCTATGGCGAAAATCGTCTTGTCAGATTGCACAACGATGCTTCACATCCTTGCTTTCTAGGTGGAAGTAATGTTAGCTCTACCAATGGATTTAAGTTTGACAAAAACACGACCATTGATTTGAATGTTCCGCCTAAAAGCGTGATTTATGCGGCGACAGAATCACCAAACACGACCACAGTTTCCGTTCTTTACTTGGTGCCATAAGATGAATCCAACCGATTGGGCAGGCTTTATTGTCGCCATTCTTAGCATCCTTGGCTCAACTGCCCTTGGAGTAAAGTGGCTCGTCAAGCACTACTTAAATGAACTCAAGCCAAATGGTGGAAGTTCGATAAAGGACAAAGTTGCCGTCTTAGAGGATAAGGTTGACTTCCTGACCGACATCGTGAAAGAAGCTCTGCTGAAATAATGTGTTCGCAACTTGATAAGTTCCTAGAAGTGGCAGCAGGCGAAGTTGGCTACATTGAAGGCCCTGCCGACAATGAAACAAAGTATCAAAAGGCGAATCAGCCTTGGTGCGGTGCCTTCGTCAATTGGTGTGCCAAGCAAGTTGGCTTAAAGATTCCTGATTGCACCTACACACCGGCAGGGGCAAAGGCGTTCGCCGAGGCAAAGCGTTGGCAATTAGTTGCCGAGGCCACGCCGCTTCCTGGTGACCTTGCTTTCTTTGACTTTCCTGCCGATGGCATTGACCGCATCTCGCACATCGGTATCGTTGAAGAGGTCAAAGCCAATGGCACTGTCATCGTCATCGAAGGCAACACTTCACCTGATGTCAAAGGCGATCAACGCAATGGCGGTCAGGTATGTCGTAAGATTCGCGCTTACAAAGTAAAAAATCGGGGGAAAGTCCTTCCATCTCTGCCGGTGTTCATAGTGGGCTTCGGCAGACCTAAGTTCAAGGAGTGCAAATGCTCGACAAAGAAAAACTCATCGCAGTTGGTAGCACCTACGCAAGAGCAGGAGCAGCCTCAGTCGCAGCTCTCTATCTCGCCGACCCGTCACGCCCTTTGAAAGATTATGTTGCCTGCTTCGTTGCAGCATTCCTTGGCCCGATATTAAAGGCCATAGACCCAAAGGCAACAGAGTTTGGGCGCGGTAGTAAGTAAGAAAATGAAATCGGGGAAGATTTTGGATGAGGCTAAACGCCTCACCGCAACGGATCGCCAAGATATTTATGGCGACCCATACATCAATCACAAGCGCATCGCCGACCTGTGGAGTGTTTATCTTGAAAAAGAGATAAGTGCTTCACAGGTCGCTTTGTGTTTATGTCTTGTCAAAATTGCTCGTTTGATTCAGACACCTGACCACGAAGATAGCATCATCGACTTGGCGGCTTACACCGCTATTTATGGGGAAATCAATGATAGTGAAAAATAATCTAGTGCTTGTGCCAACAAGAGGCAGGCCAAAGAATGCAGTTGAAGTTCTGCAAGCACACAGGCAGTTCTCTTGTCGCTCTGACCTGCTCTTCGTTGTGGACAAAGATGATGAGGAACTAATAAATTATCGCACCGCAGTCGGTG